TCAGCTTCAGCAGCTTATACAGCAGCTAACATTATTGCTAACTTACAAACTTTAACAGCTGATATGGCTGCTAACATCTCAGCAGTATTGAGAAAAGAAGATTTACATATCTATATGAGTCCTAAGACTTACGCTTTATATGTATCAGCAGTATCTACTTTAGGATATGTTAATGCTTACAATATGAATGGAGATTATGCACCTGTATTTGAAGGGTACAAAATCGCTGTATGTAACGGAATGGCTAATGACCAAATAGTAGCAGCAGAAAAGAGTAATTTATTCTATGGTACTGACCTTTTAAGTGACGCTACTAGAATCACTTTAATGGATATGGCTCAATTGGACGGAAGCGACAATATGAGATTAGTTTGTCGTTACTCAGGAGGTGTTCAGACAGGAGTTGGTGCTGACATTGTAAGACAATCATAATAAAACAAATAAACGGGAGTGGTGTAAAAGCCACTTCCTTAACCTTTTAAAAAAATAAAAAATGGCGTGTACAGTAATTACAAAAGGGAGAGGACTTGACTGCTCTCGTAGTTTAGGAGGTGTTAAGAATGTTTATTTTGGTGTTTATGACCAATTTGATACACCTACAGATGGAACAGGAATAGTAGTAGCTTCAGGGCAAGTTACTGATATTAATATGGCGGATAACAAACTTTATAAATATGCTTTACCAAAAGGAACTGCAAGTGTTACTGAAACAATAAATGGTTCTACAGAAGCAGGAACAATCTATTACACTCCTTCTATTACAATTCAATTAAACAAATTGACAAAAGAAGATCAGAACGAATTAAAAGCATTAGCACAATCTAAGCTTGTCGTTTTTGCAGAATTAAACCAAAGATTAGCAAATGGACACAATGTTATTCTTGCATTAGGTGTTAAGAATGGTATGCACTTGAACGCAGGTACAAACGCTTCAGGAGCTGCTTGGGCAGACAGAAATGGTTACGAATGGACACTTGACGGAATGGAGCAAGAGCCAATGAGTTTAGTTGCTGACTACACTACAATTCCTTGGGATAATTCAGGCTTTCAATTTGGTTCAGGAAACCCTGTTACTTCTTAGTAGTCTTTATCATATTTTCTTGATTGGGGTGGGCTTTTGCTCACCTTTTTCTTTTTAATACTAACTGAATACAAATAAATACAAACAATTTCTATTATATAGTAGAATGATACAATTAAACTACAAAGACGATACTTATACATTTAATGTAACAACAGAAGATGTAAGAATAAATACATCTGTACCTAGAACTCAGATAAGACATCTGTTTAAGTTTACAAATGATATGGACGGAGGTGTCAAATATGCTTATGGTAATAGTGAAATTATCAATGATAGATATACTAGAATAAGAATGTCATCTGAAGTTCCACCTAATGAAAATACATTTACAGGTAAAATAAATTTTATTCCTAATGGTTATTGGAAATATGAAGTTTACGAAGTTAGTTACAATGGAACAGCAGTAGTAAACGCAACACAAGCTCCTGCAACTGAAAGCACACCTGCAACTGACCAAGATGGTGTATTTGGTACTGTGCAAGGCTGTGTTGAAATAGGTAAATTATTTGTAACAGAACGATCAGGACACGAACAAGTTAAATACACACAAAGGCAAGAGCCAAGTGGAACGAATTATATATATTACGGACAATAAAAAATAAAAAATGGCAATAGAAAATGTACAACAATTATTAACTGAGCAACTAGGTAAAAATGGTGGCACAGAAATATTTACAACAGCAGCACAAACAAGTAAAGATTGGTATTGTATTCACTTCCCTGTTGAAAGTGTAGTAGCTTCAATAACAGTAGCAGACGCAACAGGAGAAGCAGCTTTACAAACGACTTTACCTGCAGGAACTGTCATCTTTATGAATGTAACTGCAATCACTTTAACAAGTGGTGTTGGTATAGGGTATAAAGAATAAGAAATGTTAGCACTTAAATTAGGAATGAGTATAGGGGGTTCTAACAGACCTATGGGTGGTTGGACACCTGATAGTGAAGGAACTAATTTAGTTGCTTGGTATAAAAACAAAGAAGGAATTACTTTAAATGGCTCAGATGTTTCTGCTTGGGCTGATAGTTCTTCTAATAGTTTTGATATGGTACAAGCTACAGCAAGTAAACAACCTGCTTACAATTCAGGTGATATAGAATTTGTAGCAGCCGATACTCAAAATTTACAGTCTGCTAGTGATATTACATTAAGTGGTGCTTTTTCTATTGGTATAAAGTTAGAGCCTGACGCACTTAATTTAGCTGTAATTGGTTCAAACAATCAACCGACTGAATTTTTAAAAATTATGACTTCAGAAGCTTTAAGAGTATCAACAGATGGTAGTTTAGTTGATTTGTCTTTAGATGAAGGAACTTTTATTGCAGATATAAATTTAGTTCTTACAAGAAACGCATCAAACTTAATTACTCTTTATATAAATGGAGTAGCACAAGCAGATACGGAAACTTTAGCAGGTACTGCTGATATAAATGCAATCGGTGTAAGAAATGTCAATAATAATCCTTATGATGGAACTATTAGCGAAATACAAATATACAACAGCACAAGCGCAGCACTTACTGCAAACATAAATACTTATTTATCAACTTTATAATATGGAAAACATTTTAGCAATAAATTTAGCGTCATCAACATCTCCTGTAATTCAAGAGGTAAGAGGTCGTGATTATATAGAATACGGAACAGATGAATGGAAAAATCTTTATCCTCAGTTCCTTATAGACTTATACTATAATTCCTCTACACACGCTGCTATTATAAATGCGACAAGTGATATGATCTCAGCCACCGACATTATAGCATTAGAAGATGATAATTTAGAAGCTTATGTAGGTCTTAAAAAGTTTCTAGCAAATGCTAATGGAAGTGAAAGTTTACACGAGGTAATTAAGAAAGTAGCTTTTGATTTTAAACTTCAGGGAGGATATGCTCTTAACATTATTTGGTCGCAAGATAGACAGACTATTTCAGAGATTTATCACGTTCCTGTAGAACGAGTAAGAGCAGGTAGACCAAACGAATTAGGAAAAATAGATACTTATTATGTGAGTGCTGATTGGGCAAACATTAGAGAAAATGAACCACAGCCTGTAGCAGCGTTTAATGTAAACGATAGAAGCACACCAAGTCAATTGTTATATACAGGCTCTTATAGTCCTAATATGGACATCTATCACACTCCTGACTATAATTGTATGAATTGGGCTTTAGTAGACCAAAGAGTGGCTGAGTTCCATTTAAACAACATACAGAACGGATTTAGTGGTTCTTACTTTATCAACTTTGCAAATGGTGTACCAACTCGTGAAGAAAGAACACAAATAGAAAGAAGCATTGAAGAAAAATTTACAGGAGCAAGAGCAAGTGGGAAATTTGTATTGACATTCTCAGATAGTAAAGAAAACACTCCTGAGATAACTCCTATTGCAGTATCTAATGCTGACAAACAATATATCGCATTACAAGAGCTTTTAATGCAGAATATTTTAACAGGACACAGATGTACAAGTCCTATGCTTGTAGGTATTAATTCAGATAATGGTTTTGGTAGTAATGCAGAAGAATTGAATAGTGCTTTTGAAATATATTTAAACACAGTAATAAAACCATTCCAATCAAATATCTTAAAGACTTTAAATAAAATCTTAACAGTAAATGGTATTAATTTACCTTTAGAGTTTGTTCAGAGCAAACCAATTACAACTATGTTTAGTGTTGAAGATATGAAGGAGGTGATGACGGTTCAAGAAATTAGAAAGGAGATGGGCTTACCTGAGTTAAAAGAAGAAGAAGAACAAGAAAATTTTAGTAAAGTAGGAATGGTTGATGGCAAACCTGTATTTAGCACAATAGAAGAAGCTGAAGCACACGCAAAGAGTATAGGTTGCTCAGGGTATCATACTCACGAATATAACGGAGAAACGGCTTATATGGCTTGTAAAGACCATTCGGAAGCAACTGAGCTTACTAAAATGACTGAGCTAGAACAATTTTTAGAAACAGTAGAAGATATACCTGAAGATTGGGAATTAGTAGATGAGGAAGTGGTTGATGGAGAACACGCTGATTTTGATTTTGAATTAGAACTTAATAACATAGCTGATGAAAAGATTGAATTAGCTAGTACAGGAAGAGCTTTACCAAATAGAAAATCTGAGCAAGATGGTATTAGTAAAAAGACTTACGACTATTACAGAGTAAGATATGTTTATGCTGAAGATAATTTCTTAACTAGAAAATCAAATAAGAAAAGAGAATTTTGTACACAAATGATAGGTCAAAAAAAGCTCTATCGTAAAGAGGACATAGAAAGAATGTCAAAACTTCCTGTAAATAAAGGGTGGGGTAAAGGAGGTGCTGATACTTACGACATTTTTCTTTACAAAGGAGGTGGAAACTGTCATCATTTTTGGTTAAGACAAATCTACAGAACTGTAATAGGGGAAAGCAAGACTACTAAAATAGATGATGCAGAGCTTATAGGTTACACTAAAGCTAGGTCAGAAGGCTTTACTGCTAAGAGGAACGATAAAAGGGTTGCAATAGCACCTAAAAGAATGAAGAATAACGGATTTATTAAAAAGAGATAATTATGGCGTATGTATTATTCATAAGTGAAGATAAATTAAAGGATAGCACAGCTATTAATGGAAATGTTGATGTAGACTTCTTACTCCCTTATGTAAGAATCGCACAGAAAATTTATTGTGAGGATAAACTTGGAACAGACTTGTACCAAAAGTTAGAAGCTGAAATAACAGCAGGAACTTTAGCAGGAGCTTATAAGACTTTAGTAGATGAGTATATTGGTGATATGCTTACTCAATGGGCTTTTTACGAGTGCATACCTTTTTTGCGTTTCAAGATTCAGAATGGTAACATTTACTCTAAGACCTCAGAAACAGGAACGGCTTTAAGCCAAACTGAAGCTTCTAGTTTGCGTGAAGAAGTTAGGAATACAGCTGAATATTTCACAGAAAGACTTATTAGTTACATTACAAATAATCTAACAAGCTTCCCTGAATACTCTACAAACACAGGTGCAGATATATCACCTAATAAAGACGCATTTTTCTCAGGAATGAATTTATCAAGACCTTATGGTCAAGGTAATAAATTAACTCTAAAAGATTTCTTAACTTCTGACCTAACATAATGAAGAAACACTACAAGCCAAAAACAACTAACATAACGAAACTTAAATCCTACTTGGATAAAAGTCCTAATAAAAAAACAAATGACAGATCTAAAAGATACACTACAAGTAGGAGTAGCTAATTTTTCGGCTATTGGATTTACCTTAGCAAGTGCAAATGAAATACTAAGTTTTGTTGCGCTTATACTTTCAATAGCATATACTATTTATAAATTTATAAAATTTGAAAAATGAAAAAAATAATCTGCAATTTAATGTACAAATTAACAGGAAGGGTTTACTGTCTTGGTTGGTGTAATGGAAGCTTTAAAAGTTGCAAATGAAGAAGCGTAAATTAAACAGTAACAATCCTAAGTATCAAAAGAAAGATGAGAAAGCTGCTAAAGTTCGTAATGAATTTATTAAAGAAGTTAGAGGAACTAAAATCTACAAAACCTATTTTGAGTAAAATCAATTTGCTTATCATTCGTGATACCTTTACTGATAAAAGCACAATAGGAACTCTATATATAAATGGAGAAAAATTTTGTGATACTTTAGAAAACCCTTATTTAGATAACAAAAGAAACATAAGTTGTATTCCTGTAGGTCAATATAAGGTAAGACTTAGACTAGCAAGAGAATCAGCAACTAGGGATTACTTACACTTATTAGTGCAAGATGTGCCGAATAGAGATTACATCTTGTTCCATCGTGGTAATAGTGCAAAAGATAGTCGTGGGTGCATACTAGTAGGGAATGGTCGTAAACAAGACATTGTTGAAAACTCACGATTAGCTATGGACTTAGTAATCAAAGAAATACTTAATTTAGGCGGCGAAAACATTAGTTTAATAATTAAAAATAAATAAAATGCAAAATTACATTATCACAAAACTTCTTACATCTAAGAAAGTATGGTTAGGAATTTCATCTATTGTTATTCCTTTAATTGCAAACTTGTTAGGTGCTGATGAAGAAGCTGTTTCACAAATTTGGTTTAGTTTACTTGCAATGTTAGGCGGTCAGTCATTAGCAGACCTAGGTAAAGAAAGTAAGTAATCAAGTAGATTTTGGCAGGAACAAGAATAAGACTTTCCCCTGAAGAAGTTGAGTTAATCAATGAGAGCAGGGGAAAAGACTTACAAAATATTAATGGCAATACTGCTTTAGATATTCACCTTAAAGATAGGGGAATAAATAAAAAGGATATTGTAAGCGTTAAGCATTGGCAAAGTATGTCAGGGGAGTTACGTTTTTCAATAGTTACTAAAGAACAATACGGAACT